CCTCGAAGCTGTGACAGGCTTGTGGTTGCACCATCTTCATGCCCTCTTCCTTCTGGACGCTTGAGATGTGAAACAAGAATCATACCAATCTTTAGTTCTTCAACAAGACTGCGGAGCTTTGTCATGGTATTATCAATAAGCCTACGCTCGTCCCCATCACCCATACCCGACACAACAATACTCAAGTGGTCTAGTACGATGTATTCACAACCACAGCCCCTAGCCATGTAGCGAACCCTATTAAGAAGGTTATCTGAATCCAAAGAACCGAAATGGTCATAAGTGAAAAACTTCTCGCTTATGGTTCCCTTGAACAAGTTCTTAAGTTCATCCTCGGTGACACTCTCTGGCTTAATGTGCAACGGCTTGCTGGCCTCAATCGCCAAGATGCCCAAAGCTGTCCGTCTGACCGACTCCTCAAGAGCGATGTAGCCAATGGTCTTGTTGTTGCGTAAAAGCCAATGGGCGATCTCCCTGCAAAACTGGCTCTTTCCTATTCCAGAACCAGCACAGATTGTAACCAGTTCACCCTTGCGGATTCCGTGGGTCATGGCTGATACACCAGCGTAGGGGTAGGACACAGACTCTTGTAGGTCAACCTTGGTGATGTAATCCCAAAGTTCGTTGCCCCCTACGATTCCATCTGGCCTAAACTCCTTTGCACTCCAAATTGCATCAATAATCTCTGGCCCTCTGCCAGCAACTAGTAACTCGTTAGGGTCTTTCATCTGCAACGAAGCGATACGAGCTTTCCCTGGACTCAATAAAGATGCACACTCCTTGGAAGCTTTCTTCCCAGCTTCATCCATATCAAACATAAACACGACCTTCTCAAACTTCTCAACCCAATCAATGTTCTTACGAAGAGCCTTCGTAGCCGATTGTGCCCCAGTAGGAATGGATACAACAGGCCACTTGTTGCCTTGAGCTTGTGATACCGAGAGGCAATCAATCTCACCTTCAGTAATCACAAGCATCTTGCCACCATCCCTAAACAAATGCTGACCAAACAAAGTCATCTCGGAGGCATCCCCAAGAATCATAAAGTCCTTGTTTGGAAAGCGTAGCTTCTGGGCTACAGGAATACCTTCTTTGTTCCTGTATTCTGCAATCTGAACAGGCTTTCCATTAAACTCCCCTGTCTTGTAGTTAAACTTCTGGCAAGTCTCCATGTGGATATTGCGTTTTGTCAAAGCCAAGACACTACCTTCTAATAAATTAGCCATATAAATGTTTGGTTTCTCCTTAATTTGTCCGTCAGTTTTTGAGTACGCTCTGCAAGAAAAGCAATAAGTAGAGCCGTCAGAATACTCGGCATTGGCATCTGACGACCCACACTTACTACATTCTGTATGTCTTACAAAATCAGCCATTCTGGGGGGATTACTTTCTCACTCCAGAGGAACCCGTTTGTCGTTGACCATTCTCCGTAGGTGGTGCGGGACTTCTTGTTTAGACGAGTTGAAGACTTGGAAAACACCAATCGAATGTCTAAATTTGGGTCTTGTTTTTTTAGAAGAAGCAACTTGCTCCTGTCCTGTGGTGTGAACCACCCCTTCCCCTCGATCAGCACTCCGTTTGGAAGTATAAAGTCTGGTATGTAATGACATATTCTTTGATATTTTAGGCGTTGGGTTTCGTACCCAAACTGCACCCCAGCCTTCTCAAGCTGGGATGCAATCTGGACTTCGAGACCGCTTCTATTTTTAGAAGTCCTCTGGTAGTTCGGGCGTTTTGCTCGATACATCGGAGGACTCCTTCTTTTTGTTAAGTTCTGGGAATGTTTCACCTTGAGCAACGAATCCTTCTTCTTCCGAAGAGAATCCAAAGCTCTCAAAGGTAGAACCGCCAGCCGAGGGTTCTTTTAGGTCGATGACTTGCACCGCACGGAGACGGAGGGTAACTCCAACCCCTAGGGCTGGGACAAACCAAGGACTAGCCTCGCAACCAATCTTGATGACGGAACCGCCACCGATCAGTTTGTCGCACGGGGAACCCTTGCTGTCGAACAAAGCGGGACGCATCTCAATGGCCTCTCCGTTCTTTGTCTTCACTTTAGCAGGGAGCTTGAAGTTAATCTCCAGCTTGTCCCCCTCTTCATTTTCTTTCCAAGGGTAATCAGCAAGTTTCAACTTTGTCTTGTTCTGCTGTTTGCAAGTTTCCTCGTAGTGTTCTTTGAGGAGTTGCTTCACCGCCTGTACAAACGAAGTAGCTTCATCCTTTGAAACGAGCAGTTTCGTAGAATAAACTCCATCCTCGTTGAATTTAGTATCTGCTTTATTCAGCTTCGGGTACATCGCCACCCCCTTTGGGCTGGTCAAACGCACACGATTATACTTCTTATCCATGTTGTGTTTTTACCTTTCTGTGTTTTGGTGTGTTTAGTTGTTGCCTACTGGGTTCACCAATGAAAACCCAGTTAAGTCTGGTTGAAGATTATTGGATTCAGTTACAAAGTCAAGGCGACCTGTTGGGTGGAATCCGCTTCCTTTAAGAAATTGCTGAAAACCTTCAAGAACTTCAAAGATGTCTTTAGCTTCAAACTCGATTATTGTTTTTGTTTTTGGGAATCCGTATGACGGCCCCGTTTCTGTATCTTCACTTATGAATGTGTATTTTGTTGTCATATTATTTAATAATATACGGACTCTCCGTAATGCGGTCAATGGGAAAACCACCATAAAAAGGCTCCGAAGTGAAGTTAGTAGGTTGGCTAATAGATGATGCCACTTGTTCTTTTAATGCTTTCAATATCGGCTGTTTAAAAATATCCCTCATGGTTTCCGCTACAACCTTTCTCATGGTGGGCACAGCACTTGCATGACAACCAAAGCAATCGTGGATTGTGAAAAGGTTTTTAATTCCTTGCTTGCTCATTCTGTCCACAGAAATATGCACTAGGCTTGCGTCTAGGCTGTGGATAAAGTTGGGGGCAAAGCTGTTGATTTGTGCTTCTTTGTCAATCTTGTTGGTAATCTTGTGGGTCATGTTGATGTACCTAATTGTATCACCAATACGCAACTTAATTGACTTTGACCTACCCACAAAATAAGGCTGGTACACAGGGAATCCAGAAGGGCTAGACCATACCATAGGACATCCGCTGTCTGTTGCTGGTTGCACCAAATTCTTAAGCCAAGCCATAGTTTCCTGCGGAGCTTGCACTAGTTCACCTAGGACTTGAATGATTAAATCAGCCATATACAGCCCTTGAAGTATAGAGCAGTTAGTTTGTTCCATAAGCTGTTGTGACATTCCATACCTAGATACCCCATACGGAATTGTCATAACGGGCCTCTTTACCAGCTTCCTATTGCATCCTTGGTGCAACCAAAAACTAGCCATTTCCCCTGGAGTACCTAATAGCTTGTGTTCAATCTTGCTGGCGATAAATCCGTAAATGTCCTTTGGTACATCGCTGGGTAGAACATTGGTAAGCGTAGCCGTCTCTGCGTCTCCTGTGAGCAGGGAAAGTATCTGTAGGCCGTTGCTTGTAGCGTCTAGGCATACTGGGAACCTTTCGGCTCCCTTTACCCACGCAAAACACCACCTCAAGAATTGCCAAGGCTCGTCTGCTTCATGCCACCACTTGCACCCGTAGGGGTCAGCAACAACCTTCCGAATGTTACTATCATTCATTTCAGCCCACGCCACACGCTCCTCGTAGCTTACCTTGTCGCACCCAAAGTGTGAGGAACCAGCGACCTTAAACCAATACAGCCCCTCCTTGGTAAGCGGTACAGCTTCGTTAAACTCTCCCAAGGCTTTTGAAATGTCATCCCGCTGTGGGCCGATATGCGTAGGCAAGTAGTACACTCGGCCACGGAAGTCTAATTGCACGGGTAAGTAGTAGGGCTGACCCTTTAGTTCCTTTGCCAATAGTATCTGCTGGGTAATAAAGTAGCCCCTAGCTCTGTTCCATACATTATAAGTATGCGACCTCCACATTCCCTTAATTCTTTTCTTGGCTTGTTCTGGTGTGAGGGCATCCAAGTTCTCTTTAACAACTTCCTTTTGGCAGTTCACAGGCTCCCCCTTGATCTCTAGGCCGTTCTTGTAGTAGGTATCCAGCACATCCAAGACATTTGTATTGATTCTCCACGCCACTTGTTGCATGGCTTGTACGCAATCCCGTACACTTTGGGGTTGGTTTTTATACAGAGCTTCCTGTTTCTTTGATCTGCACTTAACCCAAAATACATTGGGGTCTGAACCAGCCTCTACCCTAGGAAGCATAAGAGGCCGTAAAGCATCCGTTCCTTCAAACTCCTTCATCCACTCGCAACACGACTTTGAAGCAACAATATAGTTTGTTCTGGTCTTATCAATTCGAGTAGTGACTACCTCGCAAAGCCCCGTGCTTTTAATAAAAAGTTCAATAAGAACCCCGCCTATTGTTCCCTTCTCGACTACACTCCAAGCACTAGTCTTGTTCTGCATCCCTCGAAAAGCCGTCTGCATCTTGTGGCGGTGTCCCTTGCGTAGCTTCATCCTTCTCTTGATGGAATTCCACTCTTTGCTTGGGCTTTCCTTTAGCCTTGCTTCATGCTCCACAAGCCGACCTAGTTCAAAGCTGGCTGAAGCAAATGTTCTTTGGGTTGAGATGCCGTTTAGTACGCAACGACAGGTAAGGGCCGACAACTCCAGGGGCTTTAGTTGCACCATTAATGCAACCGCTTTATGCTTTGGGCCTGGAGAGTTCTGGGCCTTATCCATCCATAAAGCTATTGTCTCGGCAACCGAAGCCACCGAATGACGAAGCAAGAAGCGTTGCCCTCCAGATAGGCTTTCCCTACCCGTTGAGACATTACGAGCTTTAGCTTTATCCCGCTTTAGCTGTGCCTCGTAAACTGCCTTTTTGTCTAGTTGTGTTTGCGTTAAACTCAAATGAGCTTCTTTGCTTTGGCAATCTTCTTGGCCGACTTCCACACTTTCTCATCGTCCTCGACTGCAACCCGCACAAGTTTTCTGTGTTCATCGGAGTCTATGTCAACTTGGTAAGCCCCCAATGGAGAGCTAGCCCAAACATCGTTTGATTCTACATAACGCAACGGGCATTTCTTTTCACCGACTACCTCGAAGGTTGCAACACCATTGATGTACTGGGCTGTTTCAGCGTCTCCGTGGCTCATGTAATAAACATCTCTAAACGGGACTTCAAATGTTGATCTTATTTTCATTTTTCTAAATACAATGAAGCTTCTTTAAGGCTGTTGAAAGACTTAAGTAAGTGTTCATGCACCCTCGGTTTAAAGATACCAGCTTCTAGGACTTGCTCAAAGACACCCCACTTCTGGATGAAGCGACCATAAGAGTCTGTAAGTTGTTTTATGAATTTATGAGTTTTTATCATTGTATTCCTTAATTTCGAGTTCTTCTTTTATTCCTTCTACGATTCTTTCTCCTAACCACCAAAGAAAACACAGAAGCAATAAGCCAACTCCTAGCCCTACAAAGCCAAAAAGTATTAGCAGTAGGTAAATTGTTAGGTCTCCTAGAGTTTTGCACATTACAGAACCTCCCTCTCTATGACTGACCAGCCAAGTTCCATGAAGATTCGTTTAAGCCTTCCGTTAACCTCGCTGTTGTCTCCAACCACTTGCACAACTTTAAGCTTCCGTTGAGGCTTCCACACAGAGAACCCCGAAGGGACAACCCATGTACTTCCAGAAGGATGCGAATGAATCCTGTCAGCAAGTTCAAGCATAGCCATTGTGCTAGGTTTCTGCTCAACACCATTGGTAATCATTGTGCAACCTGTTGCCCTTTGAGTTGGTTAATTATTTCTTT